GCCGCGTTCAAGGCCGAGATCGCTGACACGAAGCTGGAAGCCGAGCGCTTGGCACAGGTGGATGCCTTCCGGCGACTGGCGGCCGATTCCGTTGCAGCGGACACGGCGGCCGAGCGGGTCAAGGCCGGTCTCGACAACGGAGCGACTTCAGCGCAGCGCTTGGCCGATGCGATCCGTGGCCTGGTCAACCCCGCGCAGGCGGCGGCTACCACTATCGACGGCATGGACGAACGCCTGGAGAACGTCCTGAAGAAGATGGCTGGTGGCAAGATCAGCGTCAGCGAATGGGGCCATCTCAACAACGAACTCCAGGCGGTCCAGGCTGGCCTTATCGGCGTCTCGGCCGAGATCGACAAGTTCACCGCGCAGCAAGCCCGCGTGGACGACGCTTCGCGTGCCTATGATGTCCAGGCGCAAAAGGTCCGCGAACTTGCCGCCACGCAAGTCAATGCGAGCACCAACGTCGAAGCGCTTACAGCCGATCTCCAGCGCGAGGAAGCCGCCCTGGTCGGCCTTGGTGGTGCCCTGGATCGCGAGACGGCGAAGCTCCGCGAGTTCGGCGCGGCTCTCGGCCGAGTGGGAGTCGACTCGAACGCCCTCCCGGCCGCTATCCAGCGGATCGAAGCGACGGCTACGCGAGCGGCCCCCGCGATCCAGCGCGTCTCGAACGTCATCACGCCAGGCGGCAAGAAGGGATTCTTGGGACTCGATCCCTACCAGCTTCAGAACCTAAGCTTCCAGGTGAACGATGTGTTCACCGGCCTGGCATCCGGTCAGCCGGTCTTTCAGATTTTCGCGCAACAGTCGGGTCAGATCGCACAGCTTTTCCCCGGTTTGATCTCCGGCTTCGTCCGCTTCCTGCCGGTGATCGGTCCTATCGCGATTGCGCTGACGGTCTTGGCCGGTGCCGCCAAGCAAGCGAACGACGAACTGCAAACACTCCGCACGGCCAATACAGTGATCGCCAGCTTGGGCGAGACCAACGGCTATGACGCGGCCAAGTTCGCCGACATCGCCCGTCAGTTCCGCGAGATCGGCGTCTCGGCCGAGGAAGCGACCGCGAGCGCTCGCATCTTCGTCACCGAAGGTCTCAACCCGGCCGCCGTGGACGACTACATCATTGCGGCGCGTAACCTGGCCACGGTCCAGGGGATCGACGTTAAGGACGCGACCGAGGAACTGACGCAAGCCTTCACGCGCGGCGCGGATGAAGTGCTGAAGCTGGACGACAAATACCACTTCCTCACTGACACACAGCGCGAGAACCTGATAGCGTCCAAGGATACCGCTCGCGAATATGATGCGGTCAACGAAGCCTTCAGCGCTCTCTATACGAAGATGCAGGAAGGGGCGAACGCGGCTCGCGGTCCTATGACCGACGCCACGAACACTCTTCGCGGTGCATGGCGGCAACTGCTTTCGACGTTCGCCGATACCGGCATCATCGAATCCGTCACTAACTATCTGTCGAACGCGGTTCTAGGATTCTCGCATCTCATCAATGTCGCGCGTCGTTCGGTCGCGCTCTTCCGTGGTGCGGGAGACGCCTTCTCATCGGCGGGCGGCGGCTTCGTTGGTGTGATCGCAGCGGCAGGCCGGATCGGACAAAACATCGGTGAAGGCGGCGTCGGCGACGTGCTTGAGCAAGCCCGTCAAGATACCTTCCGGCAGATGACGCAAGCCAGGCTCCCCACAACCCGGCCGCAAGGCGCTCCAGGAGCGGACGCTGGAGCCGGTTCCCGTGGTCGGCAGCGCGAGCGTGAAGAAGACGCGGCAGAACAGCGCCGCCAAGCCGCCAGGGACGCTAGGCGGGCAGCGCGAGAAGCCGAAGCGGAGCGGAAGCGTCGGGAGCGTGAAGCCGCACAGCTTCAGCGTCAATACGAGAACGAGTCGGACCAGCTTATCGCGCAGTTGAGCCGCGCAACCGCGCAGGCCATGCGCGGCACGTCCGCACCGCTTGAACAGCAACTCGAACTCGCCCGTCAAGCCGTGGACGAACAGTTCAAGGCTTTGGAAGATCGCCTGGCCGAGTTCCGCGAGAAGTTCGGCGACCGGCCGATCAACGGCGTATCCCAAGCTGACTATGCGGCAGCGCTTGCCGCGCAGAAAGCGCAACTGGTCAACATCCGTCAGCTTGGCGTTTATGAGTCTAACGTCAACGACCTTCTCCGGTCGCGCGATGAGCGGTTGCGGGATATCCGCGAACAGCAAGACGCCGGATTGATCTCGGCGCAAGAGGCGCTGACCCGCACACAGGAAGTTACTTCCAGCATGGGGCCGCAAATCGACGCGGCCATTGAATCGGCGCGTCAGTTCATCGCTACGCTTACGCCGAGCGCCGAGACGCAAGCGCTCCTGGACAAGTTCACTCGCATCCAGTCGCAAAGCAGCGGCCCGCAAGCCTCGCAAACCACTGTCCGGAACCAGGCGCAAGCTGGACTTGCCCAAGAAGAGCAGCGGATCAACGATATCTTCGAGCGCCGCGCAGCGCTGATCGAAGCGGCCAATCGCCTATACGATCTCGGTGTCATCAACTTCACCGAGAAGGAAGAGCGAATCCGCTCGGCCTACGATACGACCAACGCGCAACTGACCACGCAAATCGACTTGCTCCGTCAGTATCTCGAAGCCAACCGTGCGTTGTTCCCGCCTGAAATCTACGAGCGAGCCATCGCACAGCTTCAGGCTTACAACGCGCAACTCCAATATACCAATACTCTGACAACCGCTGTGAGGCAGTCAGCGCAGCAAGCCATCGCGCAAGGCTTCACGACGATGTTTGACACGTTGGCGCAAGGGATCGCCAACATCATCACGGGTGCCGGATCGCTGAAGGACTTGCTCGGCGACCTTGGCCGCGCCGCGCTTAATTTCGCCGCGCAGTTCGCCAAGGCTATCGCCGATGCGATCATTCAGATTTACGCGCTACGGATCGCTAAATCGCTGATCGGCGGTTTCCACGGCGGCGGCACCGTAGGCGACTATGGCGGTGGCCAGATGAAGTTGTCGCGGAGCTTGGGCTTCCCCGATTTCAATCTATCCGCCGTGCCGCGCTACCACGAAGGCACGCAAGGGGCAGGGCTGAAGTCCAATGAGATGCTGGCCGTCCTGGAGAAGGGCGAGCGGGTCCAGACCGAAGAGCAACAGCGCAATGAGAAGAATCGCTTGAAAGCGGCACAGGCCAACAGTAAGGCTACCGGCCTTCGCCAGGTGCTCGCTTTCGGTGACGAAGAGATCGCAGCGGCGATGCAAGGAACGGCTGGCGAGCAAACGACCGTGACGCACATCCGCCGCAACGTGCCGCTCATTAAGCAGTTGTTGAGGGACTAATGGAACCTGGATTCCCTGTCTGGACCATCCGGCCTAATTGGCGACAAGGGGTGATGGAGCGGTTGGAGTGGCTGACCGATGTTCTGGTCTCCAGTGTCGGTGCCGAACAACGCCGGTCGCTCCGTTTGTCTCCGCGTCGGTTTGTCGAGATCACGGTTAACCCGACCAAGAACGAACGATCCTTCCTGGACCTGACCTTGCACCGCATGGGTAGCGACGATTGGTTGTTCCCCCTGTGGTGGGACCAGGCTAAGCTGGCGACCAGTGTGGAAGCCGGAGACGCGCGGGTAGAGTTCGACAACACCTACCGCGAGTTTCTGACGGGCGGCTTGGCGCTGATATACAAGGACGCCTTCACTTGGGAAGTTATTTCCATCGGTGGTCAAGACGATGAAGGTTTGGACCTTGACGTGGTGCTCGATTCCGATTGGTCGGCAGGCGTTAAGCTCTACCCCTTGCGCCTGGCCCGTTTGCCTGTCGAGACCAATCTGTCGGCGCTCACATCCACAGTTGGCGAATCCGTTCTCATGTTCCAGGTGATCGAAGCCAACGACTTCACGGAAACGGTGCCTGACGATATGGTATTCGAGGGACGGCCGGTGCTCCTATCTCCGCCGAACCGCTCGCAGGAGATCACCACCGATCACCTACGCCTCTCTTCGGATCGCGACAACAACACCGGCCTGCCTTATCGCGTCGATCCGGCCGAGCGCGCTTTCCAGGTGCAAGCGCATAGCTGGATCAAGAACGGCCGCCAGGCCCAAGCCGAGTTCCGCGCGTTCCTCTATTGGCTCAGTGGTCGGCAGCGTTCGCTTTGGCTCCCGTCCTTCAATCAGGACTTCGTGACGGCCCGTAGCAGCGCGCTCGCGAGCACCAATCTCGACATCCAGAAGATCGGCTATACCTACGCCGGAAGTGGTCAGGTGATCCCCGGCCGAGATCGGGTGCTCATCAACGGCGTGACTCCGGCTCGGATTACCGCCCTGGGAGCGCCACAGGCGGCCGGAGAAGAGCGTTTGCGTGTCGGGGCAGGGTTGACTGCCGCCGTGGCCTCCGGCGTCCCTGGGAGCTTCCTGACGCCTGCCAGGCTCAACCAAGATGCGGTCGAACTCATGCACCATGCGGACAGCGATGGCGCGCTGGAGTGCGGACTGACCTTCCAGACCTTCGATGACAGCCGCACAACGGCCGGAGACATCTATCTTCCGATCCCCGAAGCGGAGATGAACGATGGTCCTTGCGGTTTCAGCTTCCAGTTGGTGAACTCCGGATTCGAGTTCGGCAATATGACCGGATGGACCATCACCAACGGCGGCTTCAACGTGGTCACGAACTACCCGCAACCGCGAAACAACACCTTCCCGCACAGCGGAACTTACTTCGCGACCGGCACCACTGGATTCTGTTCTTTCTACCAGGAAGTGACAATCCCGGCTCGGTTCTGGTCGAAGGTGGATGCAGGGATCGCCACGTTTGCGAACTTCGCGGCTTACCAAAACAGCGGCATCCCATTGGGTAGCCGCAACGACCAAGGCCGTCTCTACGTTTCATTCCGCTCGGCCACCAATGTCGAATTGCTCCGCGTCTATTCGCCGTGGAACCAGAACTTTGAATGGGTGCGTATGAACGTCCCGGCTACGGCCGTGCCGCCTGGAACGCGGAAGATTCGAGTCGGCACGGAGAATCAACCGGAAGACGCCACCACGGATTGTTTTTGGGACAGCTTCGACCAGCCTGTCCTTGTGTTCGGAGCTTAGAGAATGGCCTTCAACGACGCCGAGATCAGCACGCAAGACGGCCGACCGATCGCGCTCTATCTGTTGGAGTGGGGAGAGACGCGGTGGGCCTACACGTCAGCGGATCGCGACATCACTTACGGCGGGATCGACTACCTGGCGCGAGCCGTATCCGACAACGGTATGATCCAGGGTGGATCGTCGGCAAACGACTTCACGATGGACTGTCCCGCCAATCTTCCGATTGTCGATCTCTTCAGGGGCACTCCGCCCACCGAGACCATATGGTTCACGGTGCGCCGCAAGCACCTTGCCGAAGCTGACGCGCCGATCTATTGGTACGGCACCGTCACCAACGTCAAGCGTCGGGGATTCGCCAACGCACAGGTGATCGGTAAACCGCTGACAGCTTCCTTCAAGCGAACGGGTCTCCGCCTATGCTGGACGCGCGAGTGTCCGCACTTCCTTTACGATCCAGGGTGCAAGGTCGATCCGGAAGACTACCGCGTGGACGCTACGATCACCGCGCTCACCGGCAACACCGTGACCGTAAGCGCGGTCGGCGGTAAGCCCGACGCCTGGTTTGACGGTGGCTACGTCAAGTGGGAGATCAACGATGATGGCACCATTGAACGGCGGATGATCGAAACGCACATCGGCTTGGTCTTGACGATGTTTGGTCTCACCGATGGCATGGAGATCGGCGACACGCTTTCACTTTATCCCGGTTGTGATAGGACGCCGGGGACATGCCAGTCTAAGTTCTCCAATATCGCCAATTACGGGGGTTTCGACTTCATGCCGGGTCAAACGCCGTTCGGCACAGTAATTTTCTAGGAGCCGATCATGCCTTTATTTGCATGGGCGTTGATATCCTTGGTGGCCAGTTACGTCATTACTGCGCTCACCATGAAACCGCCCCAACCGCAAGGCCCTGCATCCTTGGAGGACTTCGATCTCCCCCAAGTCCAGGAAGGGACTCCGCACGCCGTTGTCTTCGGCGATGTTTGGCTGGAGGGTTGGTTCGTCTTGTGGTATGGCAATTTACGGACGACCAAGATCAAGAGCAAAGGTGGAAAGAAGTGACGGAAGTAACTTCCGAACCGCGCATATTCATGCGGCACATCCGCCAAGCGAAACTGTGTGCGGGCGGCACCCGGCAATGGTGGAAAGACAACGGCCTCAACTGGTCGGACTTTTTGGCCAATGGGATCGAAGGCGAAAAACTCCTGGCGACCGGCGATCCTCTCGCGCGTCGTCCAGTAGAGGCAGCAAGGGCGGAACGCGATGGGCGGTAAGAGCAAATCACAGACAATCGGCTATCGCTATTTCATGTCGATTTTGAGCGGGCTTTGCCGTGGTCCGGTCAATGAGTTCGTGACGATCCAAGCGGCCGACCTGGAGGCTTGGACGGGTCAGATAACAGCCAACACTCTTTCTTCGATCAATAAGCCCGACCTATTTGGCGGCGAGAAGAAGGAAGGCGGTATCCAAGGGCCGTTCTACCTGGCCATGGGTGCCGATAACCAGGTTTATCCCGGCGCGCAGGGATCGTTGCCAAACGTGAAGTCGTCTATCGGCACCGGCCTGGTGTCCGAGTTCCGTGGCGTCGTTACCTTGTGGTTCGATGGCCTGGTGTCGGCGATGAATTCTTACGTCAAGGAATGGAAGTTCCGCGTTCGTCGTTGGAGCGCTGGTTGGTGGCAGAATAATGCCTGGTATCCGGAAAAAGCCTTGATCCTCATGGAGGACGGCCGGGTCAAGGCGATGAACGGCGCGCACATCATCTACGAGTGCTGCACCAATCCGCAATGGGGGCGCGGGCTACCCGCCTATAAGTTGGATGAGAACAGCTTCATTTACGCTGCCAACAAACTGTGCTCCGAAGGCTTTGGATTGTGCATAGCCTGGTATCGTAAAGAGGACATCGACACCTTCATTCAGAAGATTTGCGATCTCATCGGTGCGGTTCTTTATACCGACCGCGAGACGGGGCTTATCGTTCTTCGCCTGGTCAGAGATGACTACGACGCTTCCGAAATCCCGCTCTTCACGCCGACAAGCGGATTGCTCGATATCACGGAAGACGATTCTGGATCGACGGACTCTTCGTTCAACGAAGTCATCGGCACCGGACGATCACCTATCGACAATAAGGACTTCCAGGTTCGAGCGCAGAACCTTGCTTCGTTTCAAGCGCAGCAATCAGTATCGTCCCTGGACCAGGACTATCGGGGCATCCCGACGAAGGAGCTTCTTTCGCGGATTGTCCTCCGCGATCTACGCGCCAACTCGGTCGGGCTGAAAAAATACACGGTGGTCCTGGACCGCCGTGGATGGCGTATTGCCCCTGGTATGCCTTTCCGTGTCTCCGATCCCAAGCGTGGTGTCAGCAACATCGTGCTTCGCGCCGGTGAGATTGACGATGGAAATATGCTCGACGGCCGGATCACGATCAAGACGGTCCAGGATGTTTTCGGGTTGCCGACCACCAGCTATGTCGTGCCGACCGAGCCAGGCTGGACGCCACCGCCGACGACCGCGATTCCGGCACTGGAACAGCGTCTTGTCGAAGCCAGCTATCGGGATATGTATCGCCTGGAAGGCGCGGCCGACGCG